CTTATGCAGAGGTAAATCAAATAAATGAACTATGGCTCGGTGAGCCTACAAATCGCGAGAGTGAAATAATCATAAGCCCTTCTCAACATAAAACTGTCTCTCGGTATCAAAAAATGATAACAGATGTATTTTGTGAGATGAGAAGAGTGTTAAAAGACAATGCAAACGCGACTGTTGTTTTCCATTCGTCTAAAGCTGCCGTGTGGAATGCTCTCTGCTCCGCATATTCCGATGCAGGATTTGCAGTTGAAACAACAACATTTTTAGAAAAAAGTCAGCCCAGTTTTAAGCAAGTGGTGTCAAGTGGTTCTGTTAAGGGAGACCCGCTAATCTTACTTTCAAAAGGAATTAGCATAAAATCTATAAATCATTCACAGACAGTTCTTGACGAAGTTATTGCCGATGAGGTTTTTAACCCCTTGCGAGATGAGAAAAAAATGTATTCTAATTATATTGGCAAATGCCTTGAGCAAGGAATCACTGTCGATTTTGATGCGAAAACCGCTTATAATTATATTGCTCAGAAAGAGAGTACGGTAGTTTAGTAGAAATGTTAATAAAAAAACAACTCGGACAGTATTTTTCCGGTGACAAAGTAGCAGAATTATTAGTTTCGTTATGTAATCTTACTGGTAACGAAACTGTTATTGACCCTATGCTCGGGGTAGGAGATATGCTTGATGCCGTAATAAAATCCGGAGTTCAAAAAGAGAATGTTTACGGCATTGAAATTGATAAAAATGCCGCGATTATTGGTAACGAAAAACTCCAAAGTGATAAAATTATCGTTGGAGATGCGTTTTCTCTAACATCATATAAAACTTTTGATAGAACTTCTTGGGATGTAGTTATCACGAACCCACCATATGTTCGTTATCAAACAATGAGTGAAAACTTTAACAGTGAAATAAAGTTGAAAAATGCGACCGAAGTTCGTAATGGATTAAAGAAAATTGTTGATTCTCTATGCCATTTAACCCCTAATGAGAAGAAGTGTTTTCAACGAATTATAAATAATTATTCGGGGTTGTCAGATTTAGCAGTACCATCGTGGATTATGTGTGCCGCACTTGTTAATCAAGGAGGCACACTTGCAATGGTTGTACCTGAATCATGGTTAAATCGTAATTATGCTATAACAATTAAATATTTACTTTTGAAATTTTTCAATATTCATTTTATAGTTGAAGATTTAAATGCAACATGGTTTTCAAACGCACAAATAAAAACAAATTTAATTGTTGCACAGCGTACTGCAATTCAGAGTGAACCGTTATCAAGAAAAAATGAAGAATATTCACATTTGAGACTTAGCTCGAAAACAATAGGAGAATCGAGTCTTGTGGAAAACCTTGAATATATCGGACTTAAAGGGCAAGAGGCATTAAAATCTGTTGTTATTTCTAAAACAGATGCTATTGGCGACGGTTTTGAATTAAAGCGTATTGGAACAAGTGATTTTATTTCTAATATGGCGAACACGCAAGGTTTCAGAAAAATAATACACGAATTAGAACCGGAGTATAGTTTTGAGCATATGAATGTGTTGTTTCCTAAAGATATTCAAGATGCCATTGGTTTGAATAACCAGTCCGAGACAGTCGACATCACTGCTTGGGGATTCAATGTTGGGCAAGGATTGCGTACAGGAGCAAATAAGTTTTTTTACACAGAACTTATAGGCGTGGATAATGATTTTGACATACTCAACCCCGACAAAGAATTAAATAAAAGCCCCATTAATGTTTCACAAAAATATTCAATCCCTTCTCTTAGATATCAATCGGATTCGGAGAGCAGGTTCTTTGTTTCAAAAAACATGATTTCGCATCGTTTATTGTATATCTCAGAGAGTTTTTATAATTTCAACGGAGAGGTTGCGAATGTGGCAGATACCCATCTTGCAGAGTACATCGAGTCAATTGAAAATTGTAAAATGAAAATTAATGGCAAGTCAACAAATTTTTCGGAATTGTCTGCTGTGAAACCTAATACGAGAAAAGTGATTGTTGATGGAAAGCCCCTACAACGGTATTGGTTTATGCTCCCCCAATTAGCCAATCGTCACCTTCCGCAACTATGTATAGCAAGGGTGAACTATAAAAGTCCTCGTTGTTTGATGGTTGAGAATGGGGTTGTTGTCGATGCTAATTTTTCAACATTGTGGACAGGCGATTTAAACGAACAACAAATTTATGCAATGTTTGCAATTTTAAACTCATCATGGACTCAAGCATACTTTGAATGTATTGCTTCAGTTATGGGTGGCGGTGCATTAAAAGTTGAGGCTACGCATTTGAGGCAAATTAGACTTCCTACCCCGACTTCTGATTTAGTTAGTTCGTTATCTTGTCTCGGTAAGCAACTTACAAAAAACAATTCGCACGAAAATGAAAGCGTTCTATTATCGATTGATAACTTGGTGCTTGGTGCATTATATAATGTTGTGGACTTAAACAAATATACTAATAATTTACGAGAATTGATACATTCAAAATTAGAATCACGGAGTAAATAAGGAGAAAACTTTATGGCAAGAATAAACCTTGATGTCGCGAGGGTGTTTGCGATTGAGGCTAACAATCAAATAAAGTCGGGTGTCAAAGAAGATGTTCTTAGACACCTTCTATCCTCACGCTTGCCACTTATGTTTCCGGAAAATCCGTGGTGGATTCAAGAGCATAGCACAGGTGCGGAATCTAATGTTTATTTTGTCGACACCGAAGGGAAAAAGCGAACGGGGTTTGTTGACTCACTTATCGGAAAGACTATGATAGAATATGAGAAAAATCTAACTGTAAAGTCTATTTACGCCGAAGGCTATAGCCAAGTCGAAAAGTATTGTTCCGCGTTATTGAATCGTGGCGTTTCACACAAAGACATAATAGGTGTTTTATCTGACACTGTCCGATGGTATGCATTTGAAGTCGACATTGAGAATGAGCCAACTCCCGGAAATGATTACGGCTCTTCTAATATCGTATTAAAAGAAATAGACTCTATTAATCTTGAAAATTATTCCGACTATAATTTAACTCAATTTGGAAAATTTATCAATAATTATCTTGGGCGTGAAGGCTCTCGTTGTCTTGATGCGGAGTCGTTGGCTTTGGATATGGGGTTTGATAGTAATTTTTACAGACGACATATTGGAGAGTTTTGCGATATCGTTGATTCAGCTTTTAAGGATAAAGAGCATTACGGCAAAATGATATCATCTTTGTGGCAAAATTTTGTAACTTATTTTGAGGGCGGCAGTGCGAAAGATTTCGACAAGGAAGTATATTCGAATGAGTTATATATGATTACTCTTTCAAAACTTCTATGTGCTAATATATTGCAAGGGTCGGTAATTCGTGACTATGAAACTTCTCTTGCAAGAATTTTGAATGGTCAGTGGTTTAAAGAGCGTGGTTTTGTAAATATTGTGGAATATGATTATTTCGGATGGTTGAATGAAACTCCCTTTATTGAGCGTATATGTTTAATTTCACAGGATATGCAGAGTGATTTTGCCGCATATGACTTTGAAAATATTGAGACAGAAGATTTGTTTGGCTCTCTTATGGCACAACTTGCCGAAAAAGACCGTCGTCTATTATTAGGGCAAGAATTTACACCTCAATGGATAGCGAGAAAAATCGTTAGTCGTACAATCCAAATGCTACCACAAGATGAATACCCCTCATTTATTGATATGTGCTGTGGGTCTGGTGTTTTTATTGTTGAAACGCTTAAACAAACTATTGAGAGGTACAATATTACTCCTTCAACGTGCAAAAACGAAACATTGAACGCATTAATGAATTGTGTTTTTGGCTTTGATATAGACCCTTTAGCTGTTATGCTTGCAAAAATGAACTGGGCATTGGCGATGCGTGATTTTATCCAATTTTCAAGTGCGGAATTGTCAATACCGATTTATCATGCCGATTCTTTATTTGCTATTGCACCAATAACCGGGATAATAAATGATGATTATGAAAACCAAAGCGTTCTGCTCACTCTTGATGGTGAAAAAGTTATGCTCCCCGGTTTCCTAATCTCAACAGATAACAGAACTCTGTTTGACGTTTTGATAAAGACGTGTTATGAAACAGCTAAAGCATTAGCAATACACACAACGTCTGAGTCCGAATATAAACGAAACCAAGCTGAGGTGTTTGTTAAGCGTATTATTGGAGAAACTGCAACAAAGTTAGAAGATGAACACATTGATTGTCTTATTGATAGTTGTCTTGATTTAATTCTTGCGTTGCAAAGACTTCAAAGAGAAGGGCGTAACGGGATATGGACATTCCTTCTCGGAAACGGTTATCGCCCCGGCTTAGTAAAAAAACAGTTCAATGCAATTGTCTCTAATCCACCGTGGTTGGCGATGAGCAAACTGGCTAACAATCCATACAAAAATGTACTTGCTGTAAAATCAGAACATTATGGGATTAAGCCAACTGGAAGTTCTCATCTTCATATCGAACTCGCTACAATTTTTCTTTTACACGCCGTTGACGAGTATCTTCAAGACGGCACACTATTTGGCATTGTTATGCCCGATACTTTATTAAATGGATTTCACCACGAGCCGTTTAGAAAACAAAAGTATTTGAAATCTAAACGGTCAGTTAAATTAAATATTGGCGAAATATGGGAACTCCCTGATGTGTTCAAAAACAAAGGAATTGTGATGTTTGGGCAAAAAAGCATTACACCTACTGCCGATAAACTTCACGGAAAGTGTATTTATCTTGATAGAAGCGATAAACAACTTGAGTATCGTTTAATACAGCAAGGAAAACGTACAGCGTGGACATCAAATCCTAAAGCAAAAGATATTGAAGAAATTTTGGATTCGATTCCTTTCCTACAAGGTGCAGATATTATGCCACGAACTCTTGTGTTTCACAAAGTTGCAATACAACCTAATGGCAAATGGGCATTAAAACAAATACCGCGTCAACGTGATGATTTATCTTACCTTGTTAGTGATGCAAAGAAAAATAAAGAGTTTTTTCTTGAGGCGAGGGATATTGATGGGCAATTTATCTATGATTGCTATATGTCAAACCACATACTGCCATTCTTGTCTTGTCCCTCTGCTAAAGCTCTGCTCCCCATCAAAAAGGCGGACGAACATTGGGTGGCGATAGATGAAATTGAAATCGCTTCTTTCGGAGCATCAACTGTGGCGACTTTTTCACAAATATTCTCTGCGGTAGGTGAAGATGCACAACAGTATTTCACAAGGATAAATTACAGAAATAAATTGAATCCGCAACAATTCGAAAAAATTGTAGATGAACACTACCTCGTTTTAGTAGGTGCTGGTGGCGGTTATACTTGTGCCGCATATATCTCAATTGAGTCGCTTAACAAAGAGAAAATAATCATTGACCAAACTTTATATTGGTATATAGCAAAATCCGAAGATGAGGCTATTTACATCACTGCTCTTCTTAATAGTAACGCCCTTGATACTATTATATCCGATTTCCAACCTGAGGGAGCTATGGGGAGACGCCACGTTCATAAATTGCCATATGCTGTCACACCACGTTTTGATATAGAAAATATAACCCATAAAATTGTGGTAGAAAAAACCCGTTTGTTGAAAGCGGCAATTGATGCAAAGTTAGCAAATTCAAAAGTGTTTGAATATATATCCCCTGCTCGTAGCAGTTTGGCAGTTCGGAGACGAAAAATTCGCGAATTTATACGCTCTCTTTCAGAATATAATGAGTATGAGACGTCGTGTAAAGACGTATATGGGGTTTGATTCTTCAAGCAATCCCCACCTAAAACCAACTATCCCGATTAAGTCGTAACAACATATTCACCGTATTCCATACTTGTTGCCCCGCCGGAACGCTGTCGGCAAAGAACCCGCCAGTCGAACCGTCCCGCGACTCATAAAAATGCGATGACAACATAATCACCGCCCGCTCGGTAGTCGGAGACATTTTCTTTTTCTTATACGCACCCGGCTTGTGGTTTTGATAGGACTCAGCGTAATCAATCGCCGAGGCAATCATACCCTTGAGCAGAGCATCATCAGCACTATGCTCAAGAATGAGATTCGCCTTGACTTTTTCGAGTAGCGTACTCATCACGATTCTGCCATTTGCAGAACCTTCACCGCCTCCGGTAGCACTAACTTTCCGTCAACACGCTGAGTCGCGATAAACCCGACTTGCCCATTGGTAGCGAACATCTCGTTCAATCGTTGGAAAGTCCGTGACTGACGGTCGGCAATCCAGTAATATGAATAATCACCGAATGCGATGACTTTCGCATTAGCCGCAATTGTCGGAACAAAACTTGATGTATAAATCGGCTTACCGAGAATCGTGTCGGGAGTGCCTTCCTTAATTGAGGGAGTCCACAAATATTGCCCCATGCTGTCTTTCAATTTGCGGAGAGTTTTCATGGTCAAGTCATTCGTGATGAATGCGGCTTTGGCACGATATGGCGTTTTGAGCGAGTGAAATAAATCTAAAACTTCATCAAGCGTAATCGCGGTTTTACTCGCGGCGGTCACCGAAACAGGAGCAGACTCGAAAATCCCGGTGGGCTTTTTCACACCATCACCGATGATGAATGCCTCTTCTTCTTTCGCACCGATTCGTCGTGCAAATTCACGGGCGATATACGACTCAAGCGGGAACACGCTATCGTTGAGTAACTCGCCGGAAACTTTCAGCATAGTTCCGACTTTGTACGCACCGAGCGTGACTTGCCCAAATGTCGGGTCACTTTCGGGAATGATAGCCTCCTCTTCCATCCACGAGGCGTTGCCTTGTGTCGCGACCACCGGGATTTGCCGTTCACCGGAATCAGTTCGGATTACGTTGGCAAGCTGACGGATGATATTCTGCTCTTCTAAAGCCTCAATCAGCATTTGCTCGTACTCATCGGGAACGAGGTAGCCGCCGTCCGGGTCAGAGCCGGCTTTGAGAGCGTTGCTGATTTCAAAATGCCGCAGAAGATTCCAGAAGTCGTTTTTGTACTCGTTTGAACTCCGCCCCGACTTAACATCTTGTCGAATCGGAGAGCCAATCAACGGCTTTCCGTTGACAACAGAAGTCATCTCGGATTGAATTTCACGAGCCCTTTCTAACCGCTCAATATCGTTGCCTAAATTGACAACCTCGGATTCCATCTTGGCATATGTAGCCGCATCTTCGGTAGATAATCTACCGTCTTTGTCTTGCTTGGAATCGAGAAAAGCAGTAGTCTCTTCCCATAATTTTGAACGCTGTTGCCGTAATTCAAGAATTTTGCTCATTTGTAAAAATACCTCCAACTAATTGTTTTGATATGATTGATTTTCTATTTATAAACACTTTGGAATCAGTGGGTTTTGATTTCGGGGGAATTTGCATTTTTGTCAGCAACGAATTAGTCACCGCCATTCGAGAGAACATGACCGCAGACGTTGTATTGTCTTGTTGGTTATCAGAGTAAAGAATTCCGTCTGCAAATTTATATTCCACAGCAGACTTTGCATTGAACGTCGTTTCCTCGCTCATCATGCGGGAAATCGTAAAGCGATGCAATCCTGTTTTCGCCTCGTAAGCGTTGATTATGCCTTCTTTGATTTCGTCAAGCATAGATTTGGCACGGAGCATTTCATCAGAATCACCAATCGCAACAGTCACGGGATTATGAATTACCATATACGAAACTGGTGACATCAGAACTTCATCACCTGCCATCGCGATTACCGAGGCGGCACTTGCGGCAAGTCCATCTATTTTGACAGTGACTTTACCCGCTTTTTGAGCGTATTCCTTGAGTGCGTTGTAAATCTGAGCCGCCGCAAAAACATCACCACCGGGCGAGTTAATCCACACGACTATATCACCCTTGCAGTCGTTCAACTCCGCTTTGAACGCGGCGGGAGTGACTTCATCACCCCACCAAGTTTCCACAGCAATCGCACCGTCAAGCCGCAGAATGTTCTCGCCCTCAGACTGCACAAAGTTCCAAAATTTATGAGTCATTATTATCACCGCCCTCATCTTCTTCAGTACCGAATGCGGCTTTTTTCGCACTCTTCATGTTGCCATTAACTAAGTATGAATCGCCGCCCTCTTCGGCAGAAATCGGATTCATATTTTCGAGCGTTCTTGCCTCGTTCAAACTCATAAACCCGCTCTGAATTCCGATAGAGTAACCTTTCATGCGGGTTTCGTAATCGCCGCGAAGTAAGCCGTCAAGGTTGAACTTAATAAAATATTTCCGACGTTCATGTGCCGGAAGTAACATTCGGCAGAACGCTTTTTCGAGACGAATCACCCACGGGTCAATGCAATATTTTACGAAATCAAGACTTTGTTGTTCAATATTATTAAAACTCGATTTATCCAAATCCCCAATCATATGAGGCGGCACACGGAACATTCTCGCGATTTCGCCTAACTGGAATTTCCGTGTTTGCAGAAATTGTGCCTGTTCCGGAGGAAATGACACCGATTTAAAAGTCATACCCTCTTCAAGAACTGCGAGTCTGTGCGATTTGCTACTGCCTTTATACAGCGACTCCCATGACTCGCGGATTTTTTCTTTATCGTTCAGCTTACCGGGATGTTCTAAAATCCCGCCGGGGTTGGCGTTGTTAGCGAAAAATCCCGCACCGTATTCCTCAGTCGCAAGAGCCAAACCGACAGAATTCTTGTTCATCGCAATCGGATTGTACCCGACCATTCCATCTTGACTGAGAGCGGGAATGTGCATCACATCATTTTTTGTAAGAATGACGTAGCCGCTCTTATTCTTGTCTATATCGGCAGAGCGAACTTCATCCGAATCCCGCAAATAGGTGTAATAAATCTCGCCCTGCTCGTTTCGGTGAATTTCTGTTTTATGCGGAAGTAGCGGGTATATCGCGACAATTCGCCCACCACCGTCCCGCATGAGTTGACAGTAGCAATTCCCCCAAATCAACAGATGATGGAGCATGGTTTCGATGAGCGTGAAATTGCTCATGTCGGGGTTGGGTTCAAGGTTCAGCAGATGATAAAGCGGATGTTCCGGGACTTCTTTCGCCCCACGTTCATTGTCGTTACGCATAAATATATCAATCGGGAGCGAGGCGATTGTTTCTGCAATCACGCGAACACAAGCGTTTACCGGATTTAGGTTCATTGCAGAATGTTCGTTTACAACCGTACCGGAAGTCGACTTTCCCCAAAAGAAACTCTTAGTTGTAGACAGGCGGTTATCGGGATTTTTCTTTTTGAATAAATTAAACAGTCCCATTTAATAAAACCCTTCCTCGCCATATGATAATATACCACGCTCATCATAAACGCTTTTTCTTGTCTGATGTAACATCGCCCTCCCAATAGCCATCACGAGTGCAACGATTCCGTCGATTTTATCGCGGCTTTTTTCCTTATTCGGCTTGATATTCCCGGCGGCATCATGCTCGACGAATACGTTACTCATCATCCAATCGAGAACTTTATTCCCTCCGTGAGCAACTTGTTTATTTAAAATGAGCCGCATTAACTCTTTCGAGGCGGGACTCATTTTCTTGTAACCTTGCCCAAACGGAACAACCGTCATTCCGACATCTTCAAGCCGCTGTATGAGCATATCCGCACCCCATCTGTCAAAGGCGATTTCTTTTATTTTGTATTTGGAATTGAGTTCAATAATCGTTTTTTCTATGTACGAATAATTGACAGCGTTCCCAGGAGTAGTCTGCATTAATCCTGTTTTCACAAATTCTGCGTAAATACTATTATTGCGTTTCATACGAGCCTTGTGTTGCTCTTCAGGAATCCAAAAATACGGCAGAACTTGAAACTTATCATCTTCATCATCCATATCTTCCGGAGGGAATACAAGCACAAATGCAGTTATATCATCGGTACTCGAAAGGTCAAGTCCACCGTAGCAAACGTGATTTTTCAACCGCTCCGGGTTGACCGGGAACGCACAGTTCTGCCAGTCTGAAGACTTCATCCAACGGACTGCATTATTCACCCACATATTCAAGTTCAACTGCTTGAATATGTTCTCTTCCATGACATCGCTCTTGGCGTTTTCGCAGAAAATTCGTAAATCTTCAATCGTGCAAGTGATACCGAGGGAGGGATTCACTGCCTTCCACACATCTTCCGAAGTCCAGTCGTCATCGGGTTTCGCACCGTAGATTACCGGGTAAAAAGTCGAGTCGGTACGCCGACTTTCGATTATATCAACGGCTTTTTCGTGTTGTTTATAACAAACACTCGTGCGGTCAGTTCCCGCAGTCGTGATAATAAAATACAACGGCTGAGTCCGCGACATTCCGCTACCGTGGGTCATAACATCGAAAAATCGGCGGTCAGGGAGTGCGTGTAACTCGTCAAAGATAAGTCCATGAACATTAAAACCGTGCTTGGAATACGACTCCGAAGATAAAACTTGATAAAAGCTGTTCAGGGGCTTGTAAATTAACTTCTTTTCTGATATAATAGGTTTAATGAATTTTCGCAGTTCGCGGCACTGGTCAACCATATCGCAAGCGACATCGAAAACAATACTCGCTTGGCGGCGGTCAGAGGCACAGGAATATACCTCGGCTCTCGGTTCGCGGTCGGCACAAGTGAGCAGAAGTGCGACTGCGGCGGCAAGCTCGGACTTGCCCTGCTTTTTCGGAATTTCGATATATCCCGTGCGGAATTGTCGGTAGCCATTGGGTTTCTTTATTCCGAATAAGTCGCGGATAATCTGCTCCTGCCATTCGATGAGTTCAAACTTCTCGCCCGCCCACTGACCACCGGGATGCTTGAGACAGGAGATAAATCCACAGGCGATGTCGGCGGCAAGTTTGTCGTAGTGGGAATCGGGCAACGCGAACCGCGAGGGAGTATATATAAAATCAGTGTTCATATGTACAAGTTTATGCGGGATGTCCGACAAATAGAATGATTATATAAGAAAAAACTACACGAGGAAGTATAATGAAAATTGATGTATTTATTGATAAACTCACACCATGTTTAGAAGAAACGGAAACGGGTAAAATATTTCAAACCATCTTTTCACTTGCAACATCGGAAGATTTAAACGGCTTGAAAGAAAAGGGTTGGCTGTTTGATTGGGAAGATGATGCATTAAAACCTACAAACATTTATAAACTGTTAATCAAGGGCGATGACACCATACAGGGACTCGTAGCCGCCGAAGTGGTGCGTGGTGCTGTCTATGTTCATATAGTTGAAACCGCACCCCACAATCGGTCAGCGAACAAGAAATATAACGGCGTTGGCGGTCATTTATTTGCGATTGCGATGAAGTTATCGTTTGCAAACGGATTTGAAGGTTATATTTACTTCGATGCCAAGAATATGGAATTAGTTAACCATTATGCTAAAATGCTCGGGGCAACAAGACTTCCTACTCGTATTCATGATTATAGAATGGAAGTTTTGGAAGAAGAGGCACAGAAAATTATTGAAAAATACACGTTAGAAGGTGATTTGAATGTTGAGTGAAAACGAAAAAAGAGGTTGGGATGCCATTGACGAGGCGGCAGTTCTTGCAGGGGGATATTTGGCGAAACCCCAACGTCCACTGATTATTGAATATGACTATCGTGCAATGACTAAATATTGCCGCGAAAAAGGTGTGTCGAAAATGGACTTGACCGAAGAAGAATTGAAATTGTTTGAATATGACGAACCGCTGACTTACGCTTAATGACAAGCAAAACTCCCTCACGGGAGATTGCTTATTAGCTATATTGAGTGGTTTATTACGCTTTTTCGTCTTCGGATTCTTCGGTGGGCATTTCCGACTGCACATATTCGCAAACAACTGATTCTATGAGAGCGTTTCTGCTCATGTTGCTTTGACTTGCCAACTCAGCGAGTTTGTCGAGAATATCAGAAGTGAATCTCACGCTTACAACTTCTTTATGAACCCGCTCACCGCGAGGCTTGCGGAGTTCGGCATCAGCGTGTCGATGCCCGGAGTTGCCGGAAAGCGGGGAAATCAAAAGGCGGCGAATGTTGGAATATTCAGCCCCCTTCATACCGAGCGATATAAGCCACACACGCATACTGAAACGGGGGTTATCATAACTTTCGGGAGCGGTCGCAGTCACGCGACTTTTCGCCTGTGCAGTCTTGCACAAACATTCGATGAATTGTGCGTAGGCGAGCATTTCGGAGTGTTCGCATTTGGAAAACCACGGAAACTTAACTTCTTCACCCTCGGTTATAATGGTCAGATTTTCTGCACCGAGGGCGGTTTTGATAAGCGAGGCTTTACTGATTACCATGCGTTCAAGATTGTCGAGATTCTGCTGATTGAATCCACTGAGCGGGTAGCTTATGGTGAATATGTCGTCTTCAGAATTCTCGCCGTTGTCCGCCCCTGTTTCGTCAATTTTGGTGCTTTCGGGGGAATCTTCATTTTCGGTTTCGAGCGGTTCAGCAACCTCGAATCCTGCGGCTTTTGCGGCATTGATTGCGGTTTGAATTTCTTCTTCCGACACGTTGGAAGTATCGAATTCCAACTCGCCCTCTCGTGTCATTGTGAACGCTCCGATTTGGTAACTATATGTCGGTGCTTTAAGATAAGTTGATTCTTGGTTGAGTGCATCGGCGATGATGTTGACGAGTTTTCCCCGTGCTTTTCCTTGAACATTAAAGTTGATTTTCATGGACTTTTTCCTCCTAATATTAGCGGTTTCCCGCTTGGTATAATCATAGTATAACTCTACCGGGAGAGGATTGCAAGTCAATGTTTTATCCATTCATGGAGTAGCCGTCCAACGCGATTATTCCTGTGTTTGAGCGACTTCATGATACATCAATCGCTCCCCATTTCGGAGCAGATATATACCCTCATCTGACTTGGTATATTTAGCATATCTCGCGAGAATAACATCACAATATTTCGGGTCTAACTCCATCATGTGGCAGTTGCGGTCGAGTTGCTCGGAGGCGATGAGTGTTGTGCCTGAGCCACCGAATAAATCAAGAACAACATCATTATGCCGCGATGAATTCCCAATTGCCCGCCCCGCGAGTGCGATGGGTTTCATGGTCGGATGTTCGTCTGACTTTTTCGGTCGCGGAATATCCCAAACGTCCGACTGCTGTCTATCCCGCAAATGGCAAAGCCCGGAAGCATTCGAGAGCCACCCATACCAAATCGGTTCATACCGCGTGTGGTAGTCTTTCCGCGACATTACATGGGAGTCTTTACTCCATATAATCGTTGATGACCAGTGGAATCCCGATTCCTCCATTGTGTCCATGAGCGTTCCCCACATCTTGGCTGACATTACCAAGTAAACCATCGCTCCGGGTTCGCAGACGGAAACCATAGACTTACCGGTTTTGAGCAAAAATTCGCGAAAATCTTCATTTGACATTTTGTCGTTCATAATTGTCCGCGACTTCCAAGACGGATGCTTTGTGTCTGAGCCATAATCGACATTCCACGGCGGGTCTTGGAATATCATGGAAATTTTTCTTCCATTCATTAACATCGAAACTTGAGCAATATCGGTAGAATCACCGCACATCAGACGATGCCGCCCAACCTCCCATATATCGCCGAGTTGGGTAATCGGATTGACGATTTTCTCGACTTCCTCTTCGGCATTGAAATCGTCCTCTTCGGTAGAACCCTCCCGCTTGGAGCGTTTTTGAATCATCGCATCGACCTCGGCTAAGTCGTACCCGGTGAGTTCAACGTCCAAGTCAGCCCCCTGTAAATCAATCATGAGTTCGGTGAGCAGCTCCATCTCGAATTCGCCGCCGATTTTGTTTAAAGCGACATTCAGAGCCTTCTCGCGAGTTTCGTCAATGTCAAGAACAACGCATTGTATTTCGGTGTAACCGAGATACTGCAGAACCTTAAAACGTTGATGACCGCCGACAATATTCCCGGTTTGTTGATTCCAAATGACAGGCTCGACATACCCGAATTCTTCCACAGAACGCAGAAGTTTCTCATATTCCTTGTCACCGGGTTGCAGGTCTTTTCGCGGATTATATTTCGCGGGATTAAGTTTCTCCGCCGGAATCAGTTGTATTTCCATCTGTTGCATCTGAATTGCTCACTTTCGTTTTTTCTTGAGATTTTTTAGGCTTTTGTGAACCATATTGCAATATACTCGACATTAGATTATCGTTGGGGGTGTCGAGCCGAAACTCTTTCTCGGAATTTTGTGCGACTATTTTCCAAATCTTTTGCCAAGCGACATCAGCTTGTTTGAGATATTCAATCCCTGTTTTGATAATCGGACTCGTGATTGCTTTCTGCGTGACCGGGTGTTTTCCGACAAATCCAACCACATCCGTCCGTGCCTCTGCCTCGTACCAACGGACTTTCAGCAACGTATATTCAGCGACATAATCGGGTGGAACTAAATGCATACAGCCCGTTGTTTCGAGCCAGTCAAACACTTGATTCCAAATATCCTCGGCGTTGGGGTACTCGCCCGATTTGTTATTCTTATACCGCAAATAGTCGGGACACTTCGGACGTTCGCCGCCTTTTTCGCCGAAACCGAGAACCTTAATCGGACGTTTGCCGGGGTTGCCATCGGCAATTTTATCCACAAGGGCTTTAGGTTTTCTTCCGCTACCGGGACGATAACCACCTCTTGGCATTGAAAATCACTCTCCCAATAATACAAAATAACGCATAAAATCAAATAAAATGACAATCGCCTATGAAAACGTATGATTTCTTTGATTTAATTGATATTCTTTGAAAAAACTAATATGCCTCTGTTGTTCGACATGACTACATTCGGGGTACAAAAAGACGAAAGGTTCAACCCGTAAAACCCTGATAAACGCTGGGGTTTCGGTGATGAACCTACTGCAAAATTTGACGAATAAATATTTTCAAAAACTCCTAAAAGTGCAAGGCTTAACTGCCCCTTTGAAACTGCGTACAATTTCCGTGCGATTCCACGGCGGTGTCTAAGCAATCAGCTTTTAAGGCTATGACCGCCCTTCAAAAATGGCTTAACCAAGCTAAAAATTAAGAATCGCGTGTCTTAGTATGACATGATTGGCAGAGTGAACGCAAGTTGCTCTCGGCATGAGAGCCTCCCTGCGAAACCGGAACAAGGTGATGCACTTCATCGGCGGGAGTAAGTTTCCCGGTGAGCAAGCAGTCCTCGCAAAGCGGATTCTTCTGAAAATATATCCCGCGAATCTTACGCCAACGATAACCGTAGACCTTGTTATGGTCGGAAGAGCGTTCAAACTTATCATACTCTCGGGAGGCTTTAAGTCTGTGTTTAACGCAATATTTGTCGTGAGTAAGCTCCGGGCAACGGGGATATGAACAGGGCTTTTTAGGTTTGTTCGGCATAACAAACTCCTTAATATATATGCTTTTGCAATGGAATATATAATCAATGTGAATTATTTTTAGAACATTATAATCATGTCGCAGTTGTCGCAGGAGTTTTACAAACTTTCCTCGTGAGAGTGTTTATATGAAAAGTTACGAAAATCCCTGCGACAGTAGCGACAAGGAAGTGCGAACTCAATGCTCATGCGGGATTAAGCGTTGTCGTTCTTGTCGCAGTCTTTATCGGAACGCGGCGGCAAGTCGAAACCCCAAAGCAGAGTCGTTTCCGAGCCGCCATCGCGGGGACGTTTTCGTCCGACCGTAGCGTTCTCGACTGTTTGCAGAGCCTGTTTGAAGTTGGTACTGTTCATGGAGTAACACCCATTTGCTTTGCACCACGACTGATATTTCTTGTACACAACAGAAGTTCGTAACTCGCCGTTCGGATTCGGAATTAACTCATCTTCGATGAATCGTGAAACCTTGTCGCTGTCGTGATGATATTCATTAATGGCATTGGTGACAGTCGCGGAGGGAGAAAGCCCGATTGCTTTAAGCTGACGGTAGCCTTCGATGAGCCAGTTCAGAATCCCCGACTGGTTTTCGGGTTTCATAAACAAATCCTTGAGAGTATGGTCTTGGGCGGCGGCATCGAAGTGTCTTTCAAAAGGCACTATGTAAATTCTGTCACTGGTGAATAGTGTCACGTCTTGGATATTCGGACGGTGGTTGGTGTTTATATAAATCTTAAAGTGCGGGTAGAAATCGAAACTGTTCTCATAAAGAAACCGAGCAGTCAAGCCGTCCCGCCCGGTCATGTTTTTAACTTGGGCGGCATTCAAAACCAATCCTTTGTCGGGTTCAGAAATATTCGCGAAACGAACCCCGTTAAGTCGGGCAACATCTTCACTCGGCGAGTTGCTGTTGGATTTATGCTTAATCGCGATTGTTTCGGGTTTCACCGACAATCCATAATCGCCCATGACTTTCAGAACGCTCTCGCACAGAGTACCTTTGCCATTGCGAGTGGTAACTCCATAGAAAATGAACAGACATTCAAGGTAAGTTTCGCCGGAAAGACCGTAGCCGAGTACCCGCTGAATAAATGAGGCGGTGTCGGGATTGTTGGGCATAATCTCGGTGATAAACTGCTCCCAACGCTCACATCGGGCGGCGGGGTCATATTTCACAGGTGATATTTTTGTAATCAACTCGGTGCTGTCGTGGGGTTTGAACTGCATTGTATCAAGGTGCAGAGTTCCGTTTTGGCAGTTGAACGCAAGCGAATCGCGGTCAAATTCCAACATACTCAGATGATAAACGCTCCGTGCCTCCTTAACGACAACCTCGCGGGTTTTCCTCTGCTGCCATTTCATAACATACTTGAGGTAGGCACTGCGTTTATGTTCATCAGTGATTTTCGTAGCGTAATTCACGAGCATATCAGCGAGTTTTTTCGCAAGTTCCATGACGTATAGACCGCCTAAGTCGGGAGTCCAGTGTTTGCCGTTGAATACAAACCACATCTTTCGCTCCTTGACATACCGTGCGATGCCGTAGTAGAAGTCTGCGAAGAGCCTACCATTACCAATGTCAGTCCAACAATATCGGGGATTTTCCTCCGGGTGCAGAACTTGTAGCGTAGGACTCATGGGAGCAGAATCTTGGCAAGGTGGCTCTGGTTTATGTGTAGACGATTCTGCATTTTCCACAGGCGAGGTCGCTGTAATGCGAGGGTTTCGAGTCTTTTTCGGAGTGAAAACATTCGGAGTATCTCGAACTGCTTTTTCAAGGGTGATTTGCCCATATGTAGTCCCCGATTGAGGTCTGTCCCATTTTTCACGAAATAATCCCGACTGGCGAATTAGCCTATCCATCTGAGCGATATTCTTTCCGCACCAAAACGCAAGAATGCACGAAAGAGCCAACTCTGCCTCGCTTTGGGAGAGATACCCGGAGCAGTCTCCCGCCCATAATCGCCGGAATGTTATGCCGTTCTTGGCATTTGCGGCTTTTTCGATTATATCGCTGTCGGAGAGCGTGCTTTCGGTAATCGGCGGAGGTTCGGGAGCAGGGCTGTCCCGTCTCATATACTTTTCGAGAAAGCGTTGCAACTCTGCGGGTTTGTCGAGAACATCGCCCTCGCGGAACACATTCCCGGTGACGGTCATAAAGCGATTAGTCGCTCCCGCGAGATAGACTTCGACATTGAGGCGGCGGTTGTTCATCCAGTACACAGACTTGTCGAAGTTGAATCCGCTTGCCCTGCCGATTATATGCAGACCGTTCCCGCTCGGAGACCATTCCATGTAGCAACCCGCAAAAATCGTGATTATTTCTGCGGCGGTAGCGGTCAGCGAATCGTCTGTGTTACGGCAGTTATCGCAGTCGATGACGAAGATGTTGTTGGTGATTAGAAATCCGAGTCCGTTGTAGTTGTGGACGGCACTTAGTGCGGTTTGGAAGTCGGTGAAAGTCTGCGGGTTATTTGTCTGAGCCCTGCCTCCGGTAATAGGGTTGTATGGGATTTTCGCGATTCTGCCGTTGATTGATTCGATTCGGTAACAGCAGAATGGGACGGCGGCTCGGAGGGAAGGCGGGATGTTGTTGATGTTTGCGTTATTATTCATGGGATACCTCGCATATGTAGTCTTGGGACAGTATATGCGGGGAATCGGACAAGAAAAAGTTGTCCGGGGAATTTTTGCGGGAAATATTTTGAAAAATGTTGATTTATGCCTGTACAATTGCTTAAAAGTATGGTATAATAAATAGTGATTAACTTTGAAGGAGGGGCTTGCATGGCTTTCAATGAAGACACAAGAGTGAAAATCCCTGCAATACTGCACTTAACACGACTCGGTTACGAGTACGCGTCTTTGAAGAACGCCTCTTCTCTTAATATTGACCCTGACACGAATATTCTTGAGGATATATTCGCAGAGAGCATTCGCCGCATAAATCCTGAAGTTGATGATTTGAATCCAATCTCATTGCTTTCGGATATAAAATACGTTCTCAATTATGATGATTTAGGTCGTGTTTTTTTTACGAAACTGACCGCCGTTTCAGGAATAAAGCTGATTAATTTTGAAAATTTTAAGGACAACAGTTTTCACGTCTGCACAGAGTTGACTTATAGAAACGGAGAAGATTCGTTTCGTCCCGATATTACTATACTTATTAACGGAATGCCACTCATTTTTATAGAAGTCAAAAAGCCTAACAACAAAGAGGGAATCCTTGCGGAACGCAAACGTATCAATGAACGCTTTCAAAACAAGAAGTTTCGTCGATTTATGAATATAACACAATTCATGATTTTTTCGAACAACATGGAATACGATTCTGAATCAATCGTGCCGATAAAGGGAGCGTTTTATGCAACACCATCTTTAGTTGACGTTAATTTTAACTGTTTTCGCGAGGAGAAGATTGATATATTTTCTCAAATAAATGATGTTGACAATAATAAAGAAAGCTTTCTTCTAAAAGATACCAACAATGTGGTTATAAAGAACACAGAAGAGTATATCTCAAACAAATCTGAAACCAAACCCACTAACCGAATAATCACATCATTACTTTCGCTTGAACGTCTTGAAACGATTTTGAAATACGGCATAGTATATGTTGATGGCAAGAAAGGTCTTGAAAAGCATATAATGCGTTACCCTCAATTGTTCGCTACGTTTGCGATAGAATCGAAAATTTCAGAAGGACTTAAACGCGGTATTATTTGGCACACACAAGGTAGTGGCAAAACAGCACTCGCTTATTTCAATGTGCCTTACTTAACGCAGTATTTTCAGAATAAGAATATTGTACCGAAATTTTACTTCATTGTGGACAGGCTTGACCTTGCTGACCAAGCAAGAGACGAGTTTGTTAGTCGTGGTTTGAAGGTTCAAACTGTAGATAGTCAAGAAGAATTTAGGAATGTTCTTGGCGAAGTGTCCGCAAAAGGCAATGATGTCGGACAAAATGAAATTACTGTTGTAAATTTACAAAAATTCACCGAAAAATCAAAAGTATCTGAAACTGATT